AACACAAAGAGATTTGAGCGAGTGGTTACAAGACGATGGAATAGAAATTCTAGAGGCAAACAGAAAGGGCGACCTTGCTGAATATTATGCAGTTACTTGGTTATGGGATCAAGGCTATGAAGTTTTTCAAAACTCAGGCTGTACTGGTCCAATAGATATGATAGCTATGACCAAACAAGGTGACGTTACATTAATAGATGTAAAAACATTACAGGTTGATCATAGAAATAGTACAGGAGCAAGAGTTCAGTTCACTACTCCAAGAACAAAAATACAAATGGCATTAGGTGTTATTCTTTTATTGTTTAACCCTGATACTAGAGAATTAAGATTTGCAGATCACAAGGAATAAGATATGGATAAAGAGAAAAAAACATTAGACACTTTAGTACAGGACATCTATGATAAGTTAGATGAACTTACTGCTGGTACTGCCTTAGATATATCTGATCAAACAGCTAACAATTTTGGTGATGCTATGAAACAAGCATTGGTAAATTGGGGAACACCTTACAAGAAAGATAAACAAAGATTAAGAATGTCAAATGTCGGCAAACCAAATAGACAACTCTGGTTTGATATGAACTCAAAAGAAAAGACATCCTCTTTCTCTGCTCCTGTGCAAGTTAAGTTTCTATATGGACATAGTTGTGAGGAAATACTTTTATTTCTAACTCGTTTAGCAGGACACGAAGTAACTGACGAACAAAAGGAAGTTACTGTTGATGGTATCAAAGGACATATGGACTGTAAAATTGATGGAGAAGTAGTAGATATTAAGACAGCCTCTGGTTTTGCCTTCAAGAAATTCAAAGAAGGAACACTTCCTGACGATGATCCTTTTGGTTATATGGCACAGATTGCAGGCTATGAAGAAAGCGAAGGCACAAACAATGGTGGATTCCTTGTTCTTAATAAAGAGAACGGAGAACTTTGTTTGTTCAGACCTGATGAGTTAGACAAACCTAACATAAGAGCTAGAATAAAACTGTTAAAGAAACAAATGAAAGCTGCTACTCCTCCTGATTTTTGTTATGATAATGTACCTGATGGTAAATCTGGAAACATGAAACTTGCTAGGTCTTGTGTATATTGTAGACATAAGTTTGTATGTCATAAGGATTCTAATATAGGACATGGCTTAAGAGTTTTTAAATACGCTAAGAAATTTGAATACTTAACAAATGTTGCAAAGTTACCACGAGTACAAGAGGTTACAAATGAATGGAAGAAACGCAAAAAAATATAGGAAGAAAGGTAAACAGATATTAGTAGAATGGTTGCACTCAGTTATTCCTGATAGTGAAGATAAGACTGTAATTAATGTAGATAATTTAGAAGAGTTTCTATCAGATCAAACACATGTCTATCTTAACAGCAAGTTTTTACTTAGTGCTTACTCTTTGAAATGGATTTACAAACGAGTTAAAAAAAATCCTGATCTTACGTTTAAACAATTACAAAAAGATATAGAACGAGAACAAGGAATAACATCAGCACAACAAGGACATTATTTATGACAAAGAAAACTAAGAAAATAAAAAACTTAGAAGATACAGGCTCAATAGAAATTGATCTTAATACAATTGGATTAGAAGAAATATTAATAGCATTAGGTGGAGTTCTATTCGCAGGTGCAGAGTTGTATGAAATAGAAGATCCTATTTTTAAGCATTTAGAAAATTTAATAGTGGAAGAGTTACATCTTAGGGAAACAAATAATATTCATAAAGGCGAGGCTTTGCATTAATCATGAAAAGAAAACCTAGAAAGAAAAGACCTACTGAAAAAGGACTACCAAAAGGATATGATTCTAAGTGGGAGTATGATTTACATAAAGAACTACTAGACAATTGGGAACATCATAAAGGTTTGATAGAGTATTCTATTCCGCATAAGTATCATCCTGATTTTATTCGAGTCATTGATGATAAGATAATATACCTAGAAGCGAAGGGTAGATTTTGGGATTATCATGAATACAATAAATACAAATGGATCAAAAAGATATTGCCTGATGATTGTGAATTAGTATTTATATTCGCTAAGCCGTCTGCACCTATGCCACAAGCAAAGATGAGAAAAGACGGAACTAAACGTAGCCATGCTGAGTGGGCAGAGAAGAATGAAATTAGATGGTATAGTGAAGATAGCTTCCCTAAAGAATGGAGATAGGAATGACAGACTGGAAAGAAATGAATTACGAGTACTCACGATCCTTTGATAAAAAAGGAGATTTAGTTAATCATCCTCCGCACTATAACAAAGGCGGTATAGAATGTATAGATGGTATCGCAGCTATGCTAACACACGAAGAATACGTAGGATATTTAAGAGGTAACTCTTTTAAATATCGTTGGAGATTTAGATACAAGAACGGAATACAAGACGTGGAAAAAGCTGAATGGTATGAACGAAGATTAATGGAGATTTTAAAAGATGAAAAAACAGGTTGAACTACCAACAAACTACCAACAGTTCATACATCTAAGCAGATATGCTAGATGGAATGAAGACCTAGAAAGACGAGAGACTTGGCAAGAAACTGTTGCAAGATACTTTGATTTCTTTGAAGGACACTTAAAAGATAACAACAATTATAAGCTAACTACTAAATTACGATCAGAACTAGAACAAGCTGTTCTTAATTTAGAAATTATGCCAAGCATGAGAGCCTTAATGTCAGCAGGTAAAGCATTAGAACGAGATAATGTTGCTGGTTTTAACTGTGCTTATGTTGCAGTTGATAATCCTCGTGTCTTTGATGAGACACTTTACATACTTATGTGTGGTACAGGTGTCGGATTCAGCGTAGAACGACAGTATATTAATAAGCTTCCTGATCTTCCAGAAGAACTACACGATACAGATACTATAATTAAGGTAGCAGATTCAAAGATTGGTTGGGCAAAAGCCTACAAGGAATTCTTGTCGTTGCTTTATGCAGGGCAAATTCCAAAATGGGATCTTTCAAATGTCAGACCACATGGAGCAAGGCTTAAAACTTTTGGTGGTCGTGCTAGTGGACCAGATCCACTTGAAGATTTGTTTCGTTTTACTATTAATATCTTCAAAGATGCTAATGCAAAAGGACAAAAGAAACTTGTATCTATTGATTGCCATGACTTAATGTGTAAGATTGCAGAAGTTGTGGTTGTTGGTGGTGTCAGGAGATCAGCACTTATATCTTTATCTAATCTTTCAGATGAACGTATGCGTAATGCTAAGAGTGGTGCATGGTGGGAAGGCAGTCAACACAGGGCATTAGCAAATAATTCTGTAGCTTATACAGACTCAGCAGAAATGGGAGCATTTATGCGAGAGTGGTTATCTTTGAAAGAAAGTGGTAGTGGTGAACGAGGTATCTTTAATCGTCAAGCTGCCGAGAAACAAGCAGCCAAAAATGGTAGACGAGAAGAATATAAAGACTTCGGTTGTAATCCTTGTAGTGAGATTATATTACGTAGCAAACAATTCTGCAATTTAACTGAGGTTGTTATTAAGCCTACTGATACATATGCAAGACTAGAAAAGAAAGTAAAGTTAGCAACAATTCTAGGTACGTTCCAAGCAACTTTTACAAACTTTAGATATTTAACTAAAGCTTGGGAGAACAACACAGTCGATGAAGCTCTTCTTGGTGTATCGTTTACAGGTATCATGGACAATAAAGCAATGAGTGGTCGCGGTAGCTCTGGTTTATTAGAGGGTTATCTAAAAGATTTGAAAGACTTTGCAATAATAACTAATAAAAAATGGGCTAAGAAACTAGGTATTAATCAGTCTGTTGCTATCACTTGTGTCAAGCCTAGCGGAACTGTTAGCCAATTAGTTGATAGTTCTAGTGGTATTCATACAAGGCATAGTCCATACTATATCAGAACTGTTCGTGCTGACAAGAAAGATCCAGTAGCACAGTTGATGGTTGATCAAGGAGTTTATCACGAAGACGATATAACAAAACCAGATCACACTTATGTATTTTACTTTCCTATTAAATCACCAGAAAAATCTCTTACTAGAGAAGATTTAAGTGCTTTAAACCATTTAAGACTTTGGAAGTTTTATCAGGATGCATGGTGTGAACATAAACCATCATGTACTATCTCTGTTCGTGAACATGAATGGTTAGATGTAGGATCGTGGGTATGGAAAAACTTTGATAATGTATCAGGTATATCGTTCCTTCCTTATTCAGATCATTCATATAAACAAGCTCCATACCAAGAAGTAACAGAAGAAGAATACAAAGAATGGCTAACTAAAACAACCAGTTCTATTGACTGGTCCTTAATAACTGATTATGAAAAGGAAGATATGACAGAAAATACTAAAGAACTTGCATGTGTTGCAGGTGCTTGCGAGATAGAGTAATGGTAGAAGCAACACTACTTACATTTAAGTTAGCTCTCGATGCTAAAGGAAATATTTGGACAGACATCGGTGGCTTACCAGAAAATGAAATTAAAAATGTTTTTAAAAATCGTGAAGATGCTCATGTTATTTCAATTTTAATACGAGAAGGTAAGATAAAATTACAAGGTATTCATCGCTATTTAGAAAATGAAGTTACTGCTATTCAGTTTGTAGAATGATGCAAGAAAAAACAGTTGAGTCTAAGATAGTAGATATTCTAGGTTTCTTTATGTCTTTAGATAAAGAAGATAAGGAATTAGTATTTAAAATTTTAAAAGATTTCATGGAGAAAGAATGAAAATATTTATTGGTTACGAAGAAGACTATCCTGAAGCATATGAAGTATGTAAGGATTCTATCGAAAGATTTAATAACACACATCAGATTGTGCCTTTAATAAAAAAGAATTTAATTACGGAGGGATTATACGATAGACCAGTTGAAGGTGAGAACACAGACTTTGCCTTTACTAGATTCCTGGTTCCTTATCTATGTGATTACAAAGGATATGCTTTATTTTGTGATGGAGATTTTATGTGGCGAAGTGATCCAGAAGAACTTAGAGCTTTTGAAGATGATGAGTACGCTATCCATGTTGTTAAACATCCACAGCTAATAACATCTAGGCATATGAAAATGAATACACATGTTAATAGACCTTACGAAAAGAAATACTGGTCTAGTTTAATGTATATGGATTGCACCGAGTCAGAAGTATTGACTGTTGACTATGTTAATACTGCAACAGCTTCCGATTTACATAGCTTTAAATGGTTGCCTGATGACATAGTAATAGGAGAACTACCTGTTACTTATAATATGCTAGTGGGATATTATCATCTACCTGATCCAAAAGCAGTACACTTTACAGATGGCGGACCTTGGCTAGAAGGGTATGAGGATGTTGAGTATGCTGGTGAATGGAATAAAGTTAAGAATATTAAAATAAAAAACTTTGGCGGTGGACCTTTTTAAAATGAAAATTAAATGGAATAAGTTTTATTATAGAGCATTGCCTGA